TGCCTATCCTTCGCTTTGAGCAATTTGCAGTCAAGAAGACTGAACTTGGTGTTGCTCCTGGTTTACAAATTAACTTCATGCGTTACAACAACCTAGGCTTCGCATCAGCGCTTGTCGAAGGTGTTCGTATGCAAACTAATGCGCTGACTGCACAGCAGTTCAGCATCACCGTATCAGAGCATGGATATGCTCTTGCGGTTTCTGAGCTTTTGTTAAATGCATCATTTGATGATGTAATGGCATCAGCTTCACGTCTACTAGGACGTAACATGGCTCTATACCTAGACAAGTTGAGCCGTGACACACTGTACTCTGCAACTTCAACCATTTATGGTGAAGACCGCACTAACATGCTTTCCATCACCAACGGAACTGGTACATTCAACCAGTACGCTTCAGGTACAAATGGAACCAGCCGTGCATCAATGACAGGTCAATACAACTTGACCCCACGCACCGTTAAAGATGCAGCAGAGACACTATCAACTAAGAACATCCCACGTTTGGGTGAAACTTATGTTGCTTTTGTGCATCCACACCAAAGCCGTAAGCTCCGCGATACTGCTGAGTTTATTGAAGTAACTAAGTACGCTGCACCTGGTAACTTTATGTTAGGTGAAGTTGGTCGTCTATACGACACAGTATTCATCGAGACAACTCAAGTTCGTAAGGTTGCTGGCGGTGCTGGTACTTCATACACAGCTGATACAGCTGTAACCCCAACAGTAACTGCAGGTGGTGGATACATTTCACCAGCTGAATTTACTGGTAACGGATCTTCAGACCGCTATGACGCTATCTTCATTGGAGATAACGCATTCGGTCACGCTATCTCACTTCCAGTAGAACTCCGCGATGGCGGTATTCTAGACTTCGGTCGTGAGCATGCATTAGCTTGGTACTCAATCTTCGGTCTAGGTCTAATTACTGACCAGGCTGTTGTTATTGCAGAAACTAACTAATAACAATTTAATAAAGTAATACTGTTGAGGTGGGGAGCCTTGAAACTCCCCGCCCAACACAAACATTCAGTCATTAAACCGGAGGATACAAATGGCAAGACAAGCAAAACCTAACGACTTTACTGGTCGTCAAAGAGAAGCTCTCGCTGAGCAATTTATTGAAGAACAGCAAAACAGAGCCAATGAAATGTCAATGGCAACTGCTGAAGCTCAAATTAAATTAGAAACCGAAGTCTTAGACGCTACTAAACCTAATCGTCCTGTGACGGTAGTAGTGGACAAAGTTGAAAGATTAGCAAAAGATAATGAATCGACCGTAGTTATTAGAACGGTTGAAAACATTGAGTCAATGACTCTTGGAGCAGGTAACACCTACAGCTTTAAAGCTGGACAAAAGTACGAAGTAACTAAAGATGTTGCTGAGCACTTAAAAGAAAAGGGTTATTTAGCAAACGTTCTTTAAGGCTTATTCTTAGCGGAGCAGCGGGCAAAAAGCCCGCTGTTTTCGTTTTATAGGCTGACTTTTTGCCAACATATTGTCATCATTAGATAGTTGAATGTTGAGGAGTACAAGTGGCTGTTATTGCTGATTTAGTGGCTAAAGTTCGTACAGAACTAAATGACCAACCTCGCCAGTTTACTAAGACTTTTACTGGCAATGGAACTAATAAAGACTTTACCCTAGGGGTTAAACCGGTTGACACCTCAACTCTATTGGTTACCGTTAATGGAACACCAATAGCCCAACCTACTGGATACACGGTTGAGGCCAACTTTGGTGTTATTCATTTTGTCACAGCTCCAGCAAATAATTCTGCCATCTCTGTAACAGGAAATGTATACAGATACTTTAGTGACGCTGATATTACAAATTTTGTAAATATAGCTGTTGAGCAACACACTTTTAATAGAACTGATGGCTTTGGTAGACAGATGACTGTTGCATTATTGCCAGCGGTTGAAGAGTACCCACTTGCTATTCTTTCTACAGTAGAAGCCCTTTGGGCTTTAGCAACAGATGCTGCTTTTGATATTAATATATTTGCTCCAGACGGAGTTACTATACCTAGGTCTGAGCGCTATCACCAATTAATGCAGTTAATAGAACAACGTATGGAACAGTATAAAGCCCTATGTTCTGCATTAAATATAGGTCTATGGAGAATTGAAGTAGGTCAATTACGTAGAGTTAGCCGCACAACTAACAAGCTTATTCCAATATATGTTCCTCAAGAAATTGATGACTCTCGTCGTCCAGAAAGAGTTTATATAGCAACTGATATTACAGGACGTACTCCTATCGTTTCTAACGTTCCTATTTATGACATTATTCTTTATCAAGGTGATAGCTGGGAAGGTATATTTGACTTCCCATTTGATGTCACTAGCTACACGTTTAAGGCTCAAGTCAGGACCTATCCAAGTTCTCCTTCACTTTGGTCTGAATTTGAAATTACTAAAACTGATGCTGCTGCAGGAAAGATTAAATTAAAGTTAACATCAAATCAGACTAAATATCTACCAGTTCGTGCATTCTGGGATTTGCAAGCAACAACAACTGCAGACCCAACACTCGTTCAAACATACATGAAAGGTCAAGTCTTCTGCGAACGAGAAATATCTCAATAAGACATGTCTAATGAAATAATTGTTACACCACCACCATCGGTTTATGTAAACATTCCTGGAAACACAACCTTAGGCCCGACAGGTCCCGCTGGTGCAACTGGTTCAACTGGTTTAACCGGTGCTACTGGTGCTACAGGCCCTACAGGTGCTACCGGTCCAGTTGGTGCTACTGGTCCGCAAGGTGCTACAGGTCCTACAGGTCCTCGTGGTTACAAAGGTGATGAAGGTGGAATTGGTTTACAGGGTCCTACCGGACCAACAGGTCCTGTTGGTGACTCTGGTCCACAAGGAACAAAAGGTGATACTGGTCCTGCTGGAACTAGCACAACAATTCTTGGATCATATACTAGTTACGCAGAGTTAATTGCTGAACATCCTTTTGGAGATGTTGGTGATTCTTATATTGTTAATGGTGACTTGTATGTTTGGTCAACAAATACAAGCACTTGGATAAATGTTGGAAGAGTTCAAGGCCCTACTGGTCCAATGGGCCCAACTGGTGCGTCTGGTGTAGACGGAGCAGTTGGAGACACTGGACCAACTGGACCAACAGGTGCAACAGGTGAACAAGGTATTCAAGGTATCCCCGGCCCAACCGGAGATACTGGTCCAACAGGACCTGTTGGAGATACTGGTCCTCAAGGTTTAGTTGGTCCAACCGGTCCAACAGGTGCACAAGGAACCGGAGTAACAATCCTTGGTTCTTATACTACAGAAGCAGAATTACTTGCAGCGCATCCAACTGGATCTATAGGAGATAGTTATTTAGTTTCTGGAAGTCTTTATGTTTGGAGTGACTCAACTACTAGTTGGATAAATGTAGGTAACATCCAAGGTCCTACCGGTCCACAAGGTTCAGTTGGACCAACAGGTCCTACTGGTCCAATGCCATTTAATTATGTTGGTACATACAATAATGGTGCTGATTATTTTCCTGGCATGGTTGTTTCATATGCAGGGTTTTTATGGATTCGTATTGGTGAAGCAAACCCAGGTTATCCTCCATATGAAGGAAGCCCTTACTGGCAACTATTTTTAGGAGCAACTGGTGCTACAGGTGAGGTTGGTCCAACTGGTCCTACAGGACCACAAGGTTTACAAGGAACACAAGGTGAACAAGGTGAAGTAGGACCAACAGGACCTCAAGGTGTACAAGGTATTCAAGGAGAACTAGGTCCTACAGGTCCTCAAGGTCCACAAGGTGCATGGTCTTATTACCAGAGCACTCCACCAATTGGTTATGAAGGCCAATCTTGGTTTGATCCAATATCTGGTTCTGCTTTTATTTATTACGATGGATTCTGGGTTGAAATTGGTGCATCAGAACAGGGACCAACTGGACCGCAAGGGCCAACAGGTCCAACAGGTTCTGAAGGTTTATCCATCAGAATACATGGAACTGTTGCTACCATTGAGGATCTACCGTTAGATGCAGAACCTGGCGATGGATACATTGTTGAAGCAGATGGCGGACATCTTTGGTTCTTTGGCATAGACACTTTAGAGTGGTATGACGCAGGACCAATTTACGGTCCACCTGGTGCAACAGGACCTACAGGTCCTCAAGGACCAACTGGACCAGCTGGTTCTGGTGGTGGAAGTGCGGATTTAGCAACTACATGGTGGTTAGGAGTTTAATATGCCAAGTATACAAAGACTAAGTGTTTTAAAGCCAGCTGCATCTGATTTTGGAACTGCGCCAACTGATGGTCACCTTTTGTACGCTGCTCTTAATTTTGATTATGTAGCTTCAGTTATTGCAACTAATACTCAAGGAACTACTGGAGGAATATATATTTATGTAGTTCCAGGTGGCGCTACAATAACAACTAATTCAGATAACTATGGATTAATTGCTTACAACTTAAGCATATCTGGATACAATACTTACGAAACCTTTAGGTTTGCAGTAAACCAGGGAGACGAAGTGTGGGTAGCGGGTTCAGCAGGAATTGCTTACTACTTACAGGGAATTGAACAAGGCTAGTTAGGGAGAAGAATGCCAGGATTTGCTAAACCTCAAGATTTAACAAACAATTCAACCATTATTGGAGAAGTTTCTACAATAGATGATGTTGCCAATAAAGTTTTCTATGGGTTTAGGTATTATAAAGATACAGGAAAGCTTATTCTTGAGATACTTAGCGGAGACGACCCAGTAAGTCTTCCAAAAGAAGATGTGATTAATGACCTTGACTACCGTCAATGGATTTGGACACAGAAATCTTTAAACTTTGACTGGAACAACAACAATGGGCATCTGCTAGTGGAGGTAAGGTAAATGGCTCAACTGATTGACCTAGGTAAACTTCGTTTTCACTTTGCGGGGCAATGGTCAAGTACTACAGAGTACGAATTAAATGACGTCGTAAAGTACGGCGGTAACGTTTATCTTTACATTTATACATTAGCAACAATTGGTAATTTACCAACTAATACCAACTTTTGGACACTTCTTGTAGAAGGTATTAAGTTCCAAGGAGCTTACAACAACGCAGCAAACTATCGTGTAGGTGATGGTGTTGCTCATGGTGGTAAAGTTTATATTTGTATTGCAGACACAGTTGGAAACACTCCTCCAAATCCAGCTAAATGGTCACCATTTGCAGACGGTATTCAATACGAAGGCTCTTATTCAAATACTGCAAATTATCAAAAGAATGACATTGTTGTTTGGGGCGGCAACGCGTATATTGCAAAACAAGATACAACAAACAATAAACCAAACAATACATCATATTGGGATGTTTTATTACAAGGTGTTGACGCAACTGGTGTTTACAACCCAGCAACTGTTTATGTCCCAAATCAATTAGTTGTATACGGAAACACATACTATCGTTGCATTGCTGAAAGCCAAGGAAACGTTCCTACAGAAACGTTATATTGGGAAGAGTATTTACAAGGACTTGGACCTCAGGGAACCTGGGATGACGAAACTGAATACTTTAAAAATGATATTGTTGTAGATGGTTCTACTGTTTACATTTATAAATATGAAACCCCATCTTCAGGAAACGCTGTAACTAATACCACATACTGGCAAGTACTTACTTCAGGTATTACAACTCGTGGCGACTGGGCTCCAAGCACACAATATTACAGTGGTGACGTTGTTCTTCGTGGCGGTAACACTTTTATTACAAGCCAGTTCCATGCATCCTCTTCTTCATTTGCTACAGATTTAGCCGATGGCAAGTGGACAAAATATAACTCAGGTATTCGTTACCGTGGAGCATGGGCAGCAAGCACTGTTTATTTAGAGGGTGACGTAATTACCGATGGTGAGAACGCCCGAATTGCAAATAAAGATTTTACATCTGGTCAATACTTAATTGATAACGAAGATGATTGGGATATCCTTGCAAAAGGCGCAACAGGCCTTCTACCTGCTCAAGGTGGTAAAGCAGGATACGTTCTTACAACAGATGGTGCTGAAGCTTCATTTGAACGCGATGTAGTTGCACTTCGTTTTGGTCCAGATACAGACGCAGCTGACTTTGAAACAGATGCCGGACTAACAGATACCGCAGGTGTATTTAGCCAAACCTCTACATCTTTCGTTCAACTTGCATTAGTAAACCAAGGTGATGGAAACGAAACTTCAGCTGACTTTATTGCTTATGCAAATGATGGTAACAACGAAGCTGGTTTCGTTGACATGGGTATTACAGGAAAGAACTTTGTTTCTGAAGAGTTTGGAATTACAGGTCCTGAAGAGGGTTACATATTTACATCTGCTTCTAAATCTGATTTAAAACTTGTTACTAATAAAGTAATTATTACAAATTTAGCTACTTTAACTACAAGTACAGCTCACGGATACTCTGCTGGAGATGAAGTTAAAGTAAGTATTGGAGATGCTCAGTACGATGGTTTACATGAGATCACTGCTGTAACAACTAATACTTTCTCTTATGGAGTTACAGCTGCAACTGGCGCATCTACCCCACTAACTGGAGCTGATAAAGAAGTTTGGCGCCCAGCTGGAACTGGTAACTTTGTAATTGCAACAGACATGACTGGTACTGACAATAAGATTATTATTGCTGCTGGTGGTTTTGCTTCTGGAACTGAACAAATTGCTATTACTCCAGATGAAAATGTACACATTGAAATCGCTACAGCATCAACTAGTGCAACAACTGGTGCGCTTACAGTAGTTGGTGGCGTTGGTGTAACTGGTGACATGTATATTGCTGGTGACCTAAGCGTTATTGGTAACGTTGACTTACAAGGTGTTACAAAGCTTCCTGTAGGTGCTGGTGCATCTCAATTTGAAACCGACGCTGGCCTAACTAACGCAATTGTTATTGCTGCTGGTAACGACATCAACTTTGTTCAAAATGCAATTGTTAACTTAGGAACTGGTTTTAGCTCATCAGCAGATTATTTAGCATACGCTGCTGAAGGTGATGACGAAACTGGTTGGATTGATATGGGTATTACTAACCTATCATTTAGTGATCCAGCTTATGGTTTAACTGGTCCGCATGATGGTTACATATTTATGTCCGCTCCAGATGGAACAACCGGAACCGGTAACTTAGTTATTGCTACTGATAACACAGGTACTC